GTGTTTCTGGTACCAAATTGCCAGCAGCGTCAAACACCAAGTTTTCGCCACCAAGCCGCCCACGAACAGGTTTGCGCTCCCCAACAGCCCTAAGTTCTTGCGCCAATTCGGCGTTCTTTTGGGCTTGGTAAATTTGTTTGGGCACTTCATTTGGCAAACCACGTTGACCAAACGACGTGCTGTATATCGGTTCGCTAACCCCAGTGAAATTGGGGTTGTACGGCCCTTCACCAGGCATCAACACAGCGTTGCGTGGGTCAAATGGTGCCAATTGATTGGGGCCGTAATTGATTTCAGCCGGACGCAAATTGTTGACCGGAGGGCGAAAGTCTTGTGGTATGGCTTTAGCTGCTTGATATTTAGCCCCGACCATTCGGTTAGCCATTACGTTACTGCCCAGCTCACCTAACGCCGCGCCAGCAGCCAAACCAGCAACAGGCGCGCCCACAGCAGCACCAAGCGCCGCGCCGGTTGCGCCGCTTAAAGTTGCTCTGCTAATTGTCCGCTTAGCCATTGCGGCCATGGTTTCGGGCGTAGTCACCCCCATTGCCTCTGGAAAATTGCCCGCAAAATGGCCAATAGTGGCAATGTCACCCGTCAATCTTGGATTTTTTGCGGTAAGTTTTGCTATCTCAGCAGGGTTAATTTTTCCTAAGTTGAAATCGGTAGCGTCTTCATACGCATGAATTTTTGCTATCTTTACTCGAGCATCCCGAAGATCGCTTAACAATTTTGGATCTCTTACGTTGTCCTCAATCATTTGCTCTAGCGCGTCGGCAATGCCGCGATAGGCTTTGACTTTATCAAGTTCGCTTGCTGGCAACGGATGGCCTGCTTTTTGAGCGTTATTGATATTTTGTGCTTGGGCTCTCAAGTCGCTAATGCTTTTTACGGTTTCGGCGCCCGTAAGCCCCCCAGACATATCTTGTAATGAAGAATCAATTATTTCGTTTAATGCCGCCGCGCGATCTTTACCCAGCACCAATTTGCTTGGCCGTAAAGTTTCCACTGATTTAATTACTTCGGGCGCCGCCGTCATTGACGGAAGCCTTGCAATTTCTTTATACGGCCCGCTGGCTGCGTCTCTAGCCATGTTAAATGGCACGTCAGAAGTTAGCGCGGTATTGGGTGGTAGCCCCATTTCGTTAAGCGCAATTTTTGGTACTTGTTGATCATTGACTTTAGTCGCAGCAGCGTTAATTGTCTTAGGGTCAATTAAATATGCTTTGAGTCGGTTACCGGCTGTCGGGTTCATCTCCGCTGGGTTGCCAACTAGCCCAATTTTTGCCCCTTCAGTTGCGGCGTCAATACGCCCGGCATTTTGGTAGCTTTTTGCGACGTTTGTTTCTTGAGTTTTAGCAGCCCGCGCGGCAAAAGGTGCTTGAACCGCTTCGCGAATCATTTCGGCTTCGTTGCCAACCGCGCCGCCAATTGTGCGAGCTGCTGGAACTGCTGTGCGGCTAAGGCCCATGGCGGGCATAAACGGGGGTAGCTTTTCAACCACTGGATTGCGGGCGATGGACTCAAGCACATCTTGCGCCATTTGCGTGCGCGGTTGGTATTGGATATTGGCGGCGACTTTGCGCTGGACTTCGGGCCCGGCAATGCCAGACAAATACGTTATGGGGCCGCCAAGCATCGTGGCGGCTATAGCGGCAGGCGTTTCAATCACGCCGCGCGCAATATCCATTGCGGATTGTTTAGGTGCTATGGTAGGCGCAAGATTGGCGCCTGGCTCGGTCGGGATTAAATTCGCGCCAGTTTTACGTGGGCCGGGAATGCCGCCGCCTGATTGGGCTAAATTTGCATCTGGGTTAGACGTTAAGCCAAATTTTACGCGGATAGCATCCTGCGTCGCGGGGTTAGCGCCCGTAAAATTTGTGTCGTTTGCTGAAAATTTATCAAAGATTGCTTGCTTGGTTGCGGCGTTTGCATTGACGTAGTTAGGATCAGCCAAGATGCTGGATAAGTCAGCCATTTTACGTCCTTACTTTAGCAATGGGTTGTTTGTGTCAACGCCGCCTGCGGGCGCTTCGCCGCCGCGCAATTTACCCAAAGTTGCTTTAGCATCGGGCGTTAATTTTTTGTCAAAGTCTTTGCGGCCCGTAGTATTTTCATACTGTAGGTTCAAACTCTTCAACTGACCGCCAAGCAACTCTTTGTACGTATTCATAACGCCTTTAAGTTGAGCTGGGCTGTTGGCTGTTGAAAAATTGCGTTCAGCTTCTTGACGCTCAGTGACGCCGCCGCCGCTTGCGACCACAGCTTTGATAATTTCAGCGGTAACAATTTGTTTAGCCGCGTCAAAATTAGTCGGCGGGGGCATACCAGTCTGGCGAGTAATTGTGTTGCCAAGCGCATTGATTGCTTTAAAGTCATTGTTTTGCAAAGCATCCGACAACTTGTCCATCGTACTCAAGTGGTCAATTGCGGTATTAAACGCATTGACTTGACGACCTTGAATACCGGTGCTGAAGTCTTTTACCGCTTTGGTTCGACTACCAATGTCTTGTTTGTTAGTTGCCACAGTCGCGGCTAAATCTGCGGCGGGCATACCGTTGGCCAACTCAGTTGCGCGATTAAGAATTTGCGTCCGAAGACCCGCCGCATTTTTACCAATGCCAGTAATAGGCATCTGACCAGTTTGGCGAAAAGTTTCAGCCGCAAAATCAAGCGTCGCAGGCGTCAACTGACCCGTGGCTGATTCAGCAGTCAAACGTGCTTGTGCGTCTTGGTGGCGCAATATTTCGCCTGGCGTTGCAGTTCTTTCAGTTGTACTCAACACTTTTTGCGGGCCGCCTAAACCTGGAAACTCTGAAACTCTAGATGTGCCGCCCAAATTTTCTGTAATGCGTTGAGGTTTGTTCAACTCCATGAACTTTTCAGTGCCCAATTTAGATTGATTCAGCAATTCGGCAAAGGCTTGCGGGCCTTGAGTCATAGCCTGCTGTATTTTTGTAACAAACTGGTCTTCAGTTATCCCTCTGGCCTTAAGTGTGGGGCCAAGAATAGGGTCTGCATGATTGGCTTGAAACCAATTGAAATATTGTTGCGGTGCGTTAGGGTCAGCAGGGTTAATGGTATCAAGAAATTGACGTGATTGTTTTAACTTATCGTCGACCAATTTAGTTCTGTCAGCTTCCAATTTAGTTGGCTGCGCCGTTACTTCGCCCCGCAATTTTTGCGCGGTAAGTTTTTGCGTTTCCAATTCGCCAAGTGTCTTTTCAAGGCCAGGCAACTTAGAGCCAAAGCCGCCAGTGGACAAGGTTTTGCGCAATGTGTTGATGTCAATCTCACCCGTTTGAGGGTTGTAGGCAGACCGATACGCTTCGTTAAGGGCGTTAACAGATTCTTGTTCGCGCTGTGCGGTAGCAAGTTGATATTGCGCCAATGCGTTTTGATTTTGCGCGTTTTGAATTTGCGATACTTGAGAGTATTGAGCCAATGGATTGGCCACTTCAACGCCTCTGACGCCTAATGCAATGTTTGGGTCAAGTGCCATGATTAATACCCTCCACCGGGCTGCATAGGTATATCGTTATACCCGTAGCTGGCCGAAGCAGGGCCACCACCAATTGCGTTGTATTGGTTCATAAAATTACCGCCAGAAACATTGCCGCCACTACCTCTAAGCGCGTTAACCAAGTTATTGCCTTGGTTGTAATTCAAATATGTACTCAACCCGCCGGTAATGGCGTTAGCCCCGCCAACCATACCAGCAGCGTTTGCGGCAGCACCGCCGGTCAAATAGTTGCCCACGTTGGCTGCGTTGGCTGCGCCGGCAGCGTTGGTTTGAGTTGTAGCTGTCTGGCCAATACCCGCAAGAGCCGCCAAACGGTTATAGCCCGTAGCCTCACGCGCCACGTTGGCGTTGTAGCCCGTCAGCGCCCGGTTGTAGGCGTTTTGGTACTCTTGGCTACCTAAGTCTTGGCCGAACCGTTGCGCGGCCTTCAACGCCCCGCCAGAGATCAAACCGCCCCTAGCGGCAGCGCTTCGATCCAGCGCCTTCTGGCCTTCCGACAATCGGAACGCATAGCCTGGGTCTTGTCCCAAGTTGACTTGGCCAGTAAACGCCCCCGGCATCATGTTTTGTTGCGCTTCAAGCTGCGGCAACGCACGCATGCCCGCTTCACGAAAAGGTCTTTGATCTTCGCGTGTTTGGTAATATTGAGCGTCAGATCTTTCACCCGCTTGTCTGGCAGCATCTGATTGCTGACTTGCTGCGCTACGCGACGTGCTAGCGCCTAATAGCGCGCCCCCAACTATAGCTGCTGCTGTCCAACCGGCCATAATAGCTCTCCTTCACATTTAACTTGCATTTTACGGGCTACAGAAACACAAACGTCTTCAGAAATCTGTTTGCCCCCAAATGAGGTGCTAACCACTTCGTCAACTTCGCTGTCTTTCAAATTAAGTCTGTACAAAAACGCGCGATACGCAATCTGCGCTTTTTGCAACTCAGTTCTGCTGTCGCCAAGGCCATACTCAGGCACTACATACAGTCTGTCTTCCAAAACTGCAATGTCGGCGCAATCGTCTGGGTTGTCATATACGTCCACCCAAACAACCTCATCGTCAAAAACACGCCCTGCGCGTTGCATCCCCGCGCTTGCGGGAAACTCATATGGGCCTGTCAAGACTTTCACGCCATCGTCAGTATTAACCGCGATTGTGCCTTTTTCCAAGCGAACGCGGTAGGCTGACTTATGTTCTGCGCCGGTCAATACAGTCCATGGTGGAATGGTGATCTTGCGCTCGTAGACGCCGGGCGTAAACGTGTGCTCGGTCACAATCTCGGCCTGCGGCATTTTTAACAATTCATTTTGCAACGCTACAACCTTGTCCGGCATGGACAAAGTTGGCGTTAAATTAAACTCAGCGCCGCAAGTCAATTCCATTAAGTCACCTCACGGCCACTGACGCGCATGTTGATAGAAGTGGCAGTGCCTGCAATGGTGCTGATGAAGTCACCCACACCCAGCACCTGGCCCACCAACTCGGGAAAAGTATAGACCTCGGCGGGCTGGAGCGTCTTGGTCTTGGTGATCAAGTTCAGATTGCCAGATGACCCAGACACAGTGACTAAGTTGACGCTGATGGTCGCAGCGCTGGCGCTGTAATTGGTCGCGGTGAATTTGTCGATGATGGCCGTGACGCCAGTAGCTGTGTACTGGGTGGTTTGGCTGGCCTCGACGATCTTGGCCGGTATAAGGACTTTGACGGTGACTGTCATGGGTTACTCCAAAAGTAGGATGTTGTTCGGGACGTATTGTGTCATCAGCCAGTTTGAGCCATCAGACACAAGTGTCGCAGAATCTCCCGTACTTGCCAAGAGAATCGATGTAGCCGCCGCGCCTCCGGCCAGCGGGACGACGTTGCTGGACGCTGACACAAGCGTCTGGGCCTGGTAGTTCTGGAAATACAAAACGCGCCCCGAATAGGACGATGGCGTTGGCAAGGTGACTGTACAGGTCGATCCGGTCTTATTGTTGATCAACCACAGCTCAGTGGCCGCAACAGTAAAGTTGGCTGTTTTGGTGACCGGTGCCGACACGGCTTGCTTGTTGTTGAATGTAGACCAATCGGTCGAACTTAACGCGCCGCGATTGGTGGCCGACGCCGTGGGCACGTTCAGCGTAATGACCGGGGTGGTTGTGCCGGTGGCAACCGTGGATGTCAGGTCGGTGCCCGAGGTGCCCAGAGTCAGCGCGGCCACTGAGGTTACCGTGCCAGACCCTTTGTTGTTAAATGTGTTCCAGTCAGTTGACGTCAAGTAACCGTTAACAGAAGTTGTGGCTGCTGCCATCGAAATGGCCGGTGTTGCCCCGCCGCTAGACACTACCGGCGCAGTGCCTGTGACTGAAGTTACCGTGCCAGAGCCTTTATTGTTAAAAGTCGTCCAATCGGTGCTGGACAAATACCCGTTAGCCGACGACGTAGCCACGGGGATACTCAACGTGCCGCCGGTGTAGCTCAAAGGCGCGCTGATGGTAGCTGCGGCTAGGGCCGTGCCGTTGCCGTACAGCAAGCCGGTAATACTGGTTGTAAGCGTAATCGCCGGTGTGGTGGTGGATGTAGCCACCGTGCCGGCAAAACCATTGGCAGACACGACCGACACGCTGGTAACCGTGCCGCCAGACCCAGTGGCCGACAACGTGCCGGTGGCAAAGCTGATGCCAGACCCGATGGTGACGTTGCTAAAACCGCCACTGCCATTGCCGTACAGGATAGACGTGCCGCTTGTCGCCGGCGCATAGTCTGTGCCGCTTGTCGCCGCGCTGATGGCTGTGCCATTGCCTTTTAGGATGCCCGTGATGCTGGTCGATAGTGTCAGCGCAGGCGTTGCCCCGCCGCTGGAAGTCCCGGCCAGACCGTTGCTGGAGACAACGCTGATTGACGTAACGTATGTGCCCGCCGGTTGCTTGCTGTTAAACGTGTTCCAGTCGGTGCTGGTCAGATAACCGTTGGTCGTGGTGTTGGCCGCAGGCATACTGATGTCAGGCATCGTGCCGCCAGACGAAACAACCGGCGCCGTAGCCGTCACCGCAGTCACGGTGCCTTGTGCCGGGGGCGGCAGCAGATTAAGCGCGTCGATCTGCTTTTGCATTTCGGCCACTTGCGACAGCAGGCCAGGCGCGTAAGGGCTCAGGCCCGCCGCCTCAATCTGTTTAGCCAGCTCGACGCTGAAGTCAGCAGGCACGGGTTGCGTGCCCACCTCGTCGGCCAGCGTGCGCAGGGCGGCGTCATACGCCGCAATTAGCGACTCGGGGCTGGGGCCAACATCTACGTTGTTGTAAATGTTTGTCGCAGCGTTGTTGAGCGACAGAAAGAACAAATACCATGCCCGGTCAATCAACCCGGTGCGCGGGTCGATCAACGGCACCCTGGGAGGTGTGATGGGCGTAGGCGTTGCGTTTGGGCTAGGCATTGGTTGGGCTCAAGATTAACTCGGCCCCCATAATGGCCACTTTGACCGGGTCAGTCATGGACAGCTCATAGACGCGGTCTCGCAGCTTGAGCGTCATGCCCAGCCGCCGCCAAAACGTTCTGTGGCCATATGCGCCAATTCTGCCAAGCGGCGACCAATGCTCATTTGACCAAGTGTGCCCGCCGTCGTCTGACCAACGCAGCATGGCTTCGGGTTCGTAGCCTGGTGCAGCCGGGTATGAATTGGTGACAATTTCATAGCCCGTAATGTCGGTATCTGATAATTCGTATTGCCCAATTGGTTGAAAACCATCCCCTGCTTCGGTGGTCAATGTAACGCCTGATTGAGTGGCCAAATATGTTTGCACATATTCAGCAACAAGATTTAACCCCGACTCAGTGTCTATGTTTTCACTGGCGTATGCTGGGTATAGATTTAAGCCAACACCTGTCTCGCAATCCAATTGCAAACTGTGATGGGCCGTGCGCTTAAGGTTGTTCTGCCCCGTGGGCAGCGCCCGCCATGTGCGCAGCCACTTTTGAATTTGGCCGTTGTCGGCGTACACGTCAAGGTCAAAGGCGTAGATGTTGCCGTTTTCAAAGTCGCCAACGACAATCTTGTTGTTGAACGCCATTTGGCAGTTGCTGCGGTGCCGGGTAAACGCGCCGTCAACAAAGCCCGCCCGCTCATGCCACGCTTGGGCGGCCGCGTCATACACCCAAGTGGTGTTGGCCGTGGGGAAGATCAGCACATAAAAGCTGTGGCCATCTTGTTGATAAGTGTACGCAATAGCGTCTGACATATCGCTGTACTGCTGAATATGCCACTCAACCGCATGGGTTGAGATGCGCTGGCCTTGGTACCCGTTGGCCCGGTAGACGATGCCTTGCCCCCGGCGATCCCGGCCAAGCCAGAACAGGCCGTTGTCCATTTTGGCCACCGAATATGGCGCAGCCAACCCAAGTTCGTTAAACGCGCCTTGGATGCGTTGCAAGGGGAAGTCTGTGGCGCCGGAGTCGTACCAGACCTCAATGGAGTTTGTACCATAGGCCCAAACTTCGCGGAAGTTGGACACCACGGCCAGCAAGCCATCAGGCGACCCTTCGGTGCTGGCAAACTCAAGCGGGTCAATAGACGTGCCGTCCAAGAGGGTTGTGACCCACATCTTTTGGCTATTGGGTTCGTTGAACACGAAATAGCCGTCCAGATAGCAGACCGTTACTGCGCCGGGAAAATCAGGGTCGGTGATTTGGCCAAAGCCGCCGGTAGTGTTGTTGTAGATGTAGCTGGGCCCGTTGGCGGCAATGAACAGTTGCGTGCCGTTGTCGGCAAGGCTAACCGGCCCAATACCGGCCACGGTGCCGATCAACGTGGGCACGTAGGCGTTGTTAATCTTATAGAGTTCGGTGCCTGACACCACGAAACCCACACCGTCGTCCGATGAGAATGCCCACAAGCCACGAACCGGGCCAGTGCCCACCGTTGACAAAAGCGCCAATCCTGGGCAGCGTTGCAAGAATGCTGGCTCTTTACCGCCCTCGGGGATAACCTCTGGAAACAGGTTGACCATGCGGGCATTTGCAGCGTTGATGCTGCGAGTCACATAGGTCGATCCAAGGATAGGCGTTTTCATTAAGCCGCAACTGCTTTGATAACTGCAAAATTAAAAACTGGTTGTTCAGTTGTTGTGCCGCCAGTGGTGCGGAATGTGATGTTGAAACTACCCGCCGCTACCGCCGTGACCATCAAATCATACAAATCAGCACCTGATTTTTGATTCAAGATGATTACGTCAGTCGCCGCCACCGTACTGTTGGTTACGGTAAAAGTTGCGGCAGTAGCCGAACCCGCTGCGCTGAACAGAGTGATTGCACCAGTCGTTTTGTTTAGCGTCACGCCTGTGGTGCGGTTTGTGCCTTGGGTAACAGTACCGCCGGCGCCTGTGGCATAGCCCACGCCAGCCGTGCCAGTAGATACAATCGTGCCAGTGGCGGTCAGGCTAGTGCCGGTGGCTGCGCCAATCACAGGCGTAACCATGACCATGCCGGTACTAGTACAAGCGCTGATGTTGCCACTGGCAACCGTTCCTAGCGCAGGCGCAACTAGTGTTGCATTGGTAAACAGCAATGCGTTAGTGACTTGTTTGGTTGTGCCCCCTTGGACAATTGGCAAGACATCGGCAACGGCGGCAGCAGTTGCAACGGGAAGGGAGGTGATTGCAATGGTGGCCATGTTAGTAGTTTCCTGCGTAAATGTTAAAACGTTGACGGGTGGCGATTAGCGAATACGGCATTGACATGATGTCGTCAGGATTGTTGATGCGCTTTAGATTGCGTTTGCTGGTCATTGCAATGCGCTGCACTTGGGGGCTGGGCTCAACGCCAAACTCAGGCGCAAACTCCATGGCCAGGTTGTACGTGAAAGCACGTAGATACCCTGGTGGGAACAGAATGTTGGTTGCCAGATTTGCGGGCTGGGTCAGTTCTTCAACCGAAATAAAGTGCCACTCCAAGTCCCGTGTGGGCTTGGGGTAGATGTACATATCAACATCAGGATACGTCATGTTGATAAACAGCACTTGCGGGTACGTAGACGTTACCGTCTTAACAGCAATACCATCGTATTGTTGCTGATTGATCATTTTTATACCAAACGACACGTTGGTGCTTGCGTCGCGGTAGTAAGTAGCGTCGTCCAACAGTATTGGCCGGTTGCCTACAAAGTCGCCAGTGGGGCCGAGGGTTCGGTTGATAAATCCAGCAGGCCAAGTAAACACCTGATCTTGGGTGCTGAATATAGACAAACGCTCAGTATTCCATGAGTCGATCATCTGGTTGAGCGCCATCAAAGCGTCTTGAGACACTGACGCAGAAGGCGTTTCGCCTTCGGCCAACACGCCCAGCAGCCGCAGCGCCCGGTTGATCTGATCGGCAGCAGAGTAGGTGGCCATCTTTACGCTCCTTGTTCGACCGCCTCAATAGTAGGACGGCCACGTCTACGTTTTACTTCCTGTGGAGCCGCCTCTTCAACAACATCGGGCGTGTCAAGAGTATAGCGTGTCCAGCCATTTTTTTCATCTTCTACAGCTTCAAGTTCCATTGTTGCAACTTTGGCGCCGTGGACGTCATGCGACATGTAAATAACAGGCATAAAAAGAAGGGGGTGATTAGCCCCCTGGTTGGTTTAGCTTGCGCCGTGGATGATCGAAAAATTGATGATGACAGCTTCTGAGTAAGAAGTAGCAGCAGTCAAGTTACGCAACGTAATCAAAGCAGAACCCGCAGCCAGATACGAAACGTAAGTGGTGTAAGCCCCGGCAGTAGTACCAATAGTGTTACTAGAAATACAAACAATGATTGTGTCATTGATAGAAATTAAACTGTTGGTCAGAATAAACGACACAGCGGTGGCACCTGCCAAAGCCGCGCCGTTCATTGTGATGCGGCCGGCGCTGTTGTTTAGCGTCACGCCTGTAGACTTGCTGGTCAACTGCGTTACCGCACCTTGGGCTGCTGCGCTGTAGCCAATTTCTTGGCTTGCGTAACAGGTAGTGAATTCGGGGTCGCTATACGCAACGCCTACTGCTTGGGTATTTGGCATGATTGTTCCTTAAAAACGGGGGCCGAAGCCCCCATTAGGTTTAGGCCACGCGGTACACAGTGTACGCAGCAGTGTCCGTCTTGCGGAACAGGAACTGTGCTGCGCCACCAACACCGGCTGCACTGCCGGTGATAGCAACAAGCAAGTTGCCAACCGCAGTGATGCCGGTGCCAACAGCCATCGTAATCACCCCAGACGAAGTGCCCAAGTTGATGACAGTCAGTTCAAACGTGCTGTTGACTTTTGCATTGGTAAACACAGCGTCAATTGCCGTTGCCGTAGGCATCGTATAGGTTACCGCGCCTGTGCCTGCCGTGCCAACCAAGATGCCGCCGGTAATTTGCGCAGCAGTCAGAGTTGCCGTAGTAGTTGCCGTCTGGGGCGCTGCTTGAACGCCCATAACGATTTCGTTGGTGTTGCCATCGGTGAATTGGTATCCACCGCCAGAATTAGGGAGAGCCATGATAAATTTCCTTCAAAATTAATTAATCAACCCCAGATGCGGCAGGCCATCTGTGGACGAATGGTGGAAAAACCGTACAAGACATCGATACGACACGGCATCCGGTCGTTGTTGATATCGTACTGGCGAACCACACGCAAGCTGATGCCATTGTGAACGGCACGCGCAGCCATGTCTACGCCCTGGGGCAGCAACAAGTCAGCGGTAGCAAACGTGATGGCGTCCTTGTGATAGACCAAGTTCTGGGGGTACTGGGTTGAAGCGGCGCCCACAAACACCACGGCTGCGGAGTTAGCAGGCAAAGTCAACATAGTAGCCAGAGCGTGAGCTGCTGAGTACATGGCCGCCACGGTCACGGTAGCGGTGGTGGTGGCAGTTGTTGACGCCAAAGCCACAAACTGGAACAACGAACCAGTGGATTCACGGGTTTGTGGATTCACAGCGTAAACACCAGCAATTGTGAACACGTCACCAACGGTGATGGTTTCACCAGAGCCAACAGTCAACGTGAGGGTAGAAGAACCTTCAGTTGTTACCGCAGCACCAGTGGTGGCGCCAGTGGCAACGCGAGTGCCGGTGGTGTGCTGCTTGATTGACTGAGACATGTTGACTTCGTCAAAGCCCAACACACCCATGCCCATCATGCCGTTTTTAAACTGGCGTGACACGGTATCGGTGGGGTTGAACAGACCTTTCATGCCTTCAACCAAACCAGCGTTAGCAGCGGGATTGACGGTGGCATAACGGGGGTTCATCACAGCGGCGTTCTCGTTCAGCTTCTGCTGGGCTTGCAACAGCACCAAAGAAGTTGAAGGAGTAGTGCCAGGCGTGCCGACGGTGTTACCGATGCTCTTGTAAGCATTGGCAACGTCAGCGTCAATGCTGGAGGCCAACTGGCTGATACGTGGCTTTAGCACACGTTCTGCAAAGTCATCCAATTGCATGGTCAATTCAGCAGATGTGAAGTTGACGCCAATATGCTTTTGGGTTGACACGGTCAAGGTGGTGAACTGCTCGTTGTCGTCTTGCACTTGCAAGGCGGCGCCGTCGGTCACCAGAGCGCGGTCAGGCAGACGAATACGCAAGGTCGAACCAATCTTGGCACCTTCAACAGCAAAGCTGTCGTCGTACTGACGGTTCACGTTCCTGGTAATCACCAGGTTGTTTTCGAGAATCTCAAGCGCTTTGCGCGTGATCATGTCGATGGTTAAGATACTGTTAGCCATGGAAAAAGTCCTTTAAAAATTTAGCGGGTTGCCTGCATCTTTTTCATCTGTCGGGCTCGTTCGGCATCAATCCACTCTGAGGCACTCATGGTCTTGGTAGACCGAGGATCAGTAGTGTCATAAGCCGGCGCTCCAGAGGAGCGAGCCGTCACGGGAGAAATCGGTGCTGGCGCAGACGTTGTTTTCTTGACCGGGGGCGCTGAAACCAATTTGGCTTCAATTTTCCCAATCTCTTTCGCCTGGCTCAAGGGCGTCATGCGTGAGATACGTTCCGCTTCTTTAGGGTTAGACCCGAGGTAGTACGCTAACTCAGGGCCAATCTCCGAAGACTGAATCGTTTCAGCCATCACGTTCGTAACTGGAAGTTTGGGGTTGTAGGCGACTTGTTCAAAGTCGTCGTACTTACTCCGCGCTTCTTCCTCAAGATCATGGTAGCTCTCAAGAACTTGCGACTGCTGCCTGGCTTGGTCACGCTTGGCGATCAGCTCTTCTGCCTTCTGGAGGGCCAATGCTTGCGCATAGGCTTCAGTAGACTCAAACTGGTCAGCGGATGCTGCCGGGGCTGCTTGTAGCGTCTGTTGTTCAGACTGACGCTGTGCTTGTTCTCGTTCCCACTTACGTTGCTCTCTTGCAAGGCGTTTGCCGATTGCAGCGTCAAGTTCCTCTTGCGAGAATGTCTTGGCAGGCTGTGTCTCAGCTATTTCCGGCGTACTTTCAACAACTTCAGGTGCGGCCGTCGCATCCGTGGCTGGCGCGGAGTCTACTTCCGCTAGGTTTTGTTGGACTTCTTCAGTCATTTCAATGAATCCTAAGATTCCCCGGTGTACCTCGCCGGTAAGGTTGTGAATATCTTACACCAGATTACTCTGGCTGCGCAACAGTCTTATTGTTGTAAAGTCAGCGTCAGAGGATACAGGTACCCAGATGTGCCTGCGTTGTTAAACGTAGCAACAGCGTAGTAATACAAGTTACCCAAAGCCGAAGCATTTACCGTAATTGACGCAGTTGTGCTAGTTGATGCCGTAACGCTACCCAAAGAAGTAGGGCTGTCGCTTGTTGGTGGACAACTAAACAATTGAACAGTAACCGCATTTCCACCATTTGGTATGTACCGAAAAGACAAAGTAGTGGCATACGATCTTGCGGGAAAGTCAATTGGCAAAATTACAACCCCGTCTTTACTTTCAATTCTTTGCGCAGTTCCAGACAAAAGGCTACCTGATGACAGTTTTCCTTGCGTGTACGGGTTTGCGTAAGTGTACGAGTAGGCATTTGCCGCAAACGTACCAATTGCGTAATTGGTAACTGAGTCCAAAGTGTTGCCAGATACATTGACAAAACGACTGCTGTATTCATCGCTTAAGTCTAAAAACGCGCCAAAATCTTCAATGTAATTAAACGTGATTGACAAAACTTGCGATGCAGCAGATGCGTTTGTACCGCCTACATAAAATGTACTTGTAGCTTTTGTAGCAACATTATTTCTATTAGCGTAGTTTTGCGTGATTGTTAAGTTTGCTACGTTAGCATCGTCAACAGATACTACAAATTGAATTTCTTCAAAGTAATTGTTGGCAATATTGATGTTGTAACACGGCATTGCAGAACCGACGCGGTTTATGTAAATAGCAGCATTACCCGCAGTGGCTTTCTGCATGATGTTATTGTTGATGTTTAACGATGTTGTTGCACCATTAACGTAAACAAATACCGAACAATTTGTTATGTTGTTGTAGGCAATTTCAGTTGCTTGATTATTTGTTCCTAAACGAATAGCAATGTCAGTTGTTCCACTTGTGCCGCTAATAAAGTTATTTAAAATTCGTTGTCCAAAAACATAAACGCCCGTTGGCGTGTTTTCGTCTTCTAAATAAATGTTGCTGCCATTAGAATTATTTATGATTCTGTTATTGAGGATGTTGCATTCTGGGCCTTTGATGTCCAACAACTTGGATACGTTTGCTGTCCCCAACAAATACACGTTACGCAAAGTCTGTTTTTCACAAGCAATAATGCCAGTTGGCACACCCATAATTAAGCCTTCTTTTGACGATGCAAAAGTAAACGTAATTTGCGAACCCCAACCATTACCAAACAATGTTTGAAACGGCGTGTTCATTGTCAGCGTATTTGTGCAAAGAAACACGCCTGCGGGAATGTAAACATCCAAGCCAGTATCTAATGCAGCTTGGATTGCAACAGTGTTATTGGCCGATGATGTTGAAGCGCCGTAATCAAGGATGTTTACAGGTGACCCCTGTATCATTGAATAAGAAACTTTTGTAAGTGACATTTTTTATCCTCTATTTGGCTTCTAATGCCGCAATTCGGGCAGTTAATAATTCTATATTTATGAGCGCTTTTTGCAGAGACATAACAGTTACCGCAAGCACAGATCTATCATAATAGCCCCACGGTTTTTTTAACGTAATTTCGTTTCCGTCTTCATCTTGGCTTATATACGATTCTGGTTCTGGCGCTGCTTCTGGCCCAATAGCCGCATTGACGTTTTGTGCGTAAAAACCAAGTTGTCGATCTTTACCAAATATTTCTTTTTTCTCGTCGTTGTAATACCAGTATCCAGGCTCTAACTGCTTGAGCATCGCATCTGTATCAACTGGAATGCCATCTTTTATTTTCCACGTTTCATCAGATACGGATGAAATAACACCAGAAGCAGAAAAAGTTGCAGCGCCAGCGCCATAAGCACTCATTGTAATAATACCGCTAGAGTCTATGGCTAATCTATTTGTACCATTTGTCGAAATAAATACAGATGCCGCTTCTCGTTGTTGGATAAAAAAATCAGACCCAGATACCAGTAGTTGAGTGCCATCAGTTGAAGCATCGCCAGTTGTACTGTTGGTAAATTTTAATCTTGGTACAGTTGAGTTATATATCGCTACGCCAGTTCCGTTTGGAAAACTTGGCGTAACAGTACCCACGCCCAAATTTGACCCATCAAAAATTAACGCGTTGCCCGTAGTCAAAGCACTTGTGCTTGACGCATACATTACACCGTTGGCGGTAAACGAAGTTAAATTTGTGCCGCCATTTGCAACAGGCAATGTGCCACTAACGTGGGTTGTAAGACCAACCTTACCCCAGCTTGGCGCGGTTGATACGCCGCCAGAGATGAGGGCGTTACCTGTAGCTACATCAGCAAGTTTTGCAAGGGTTGTGGTGGTGTCAGCGTAAAGCAAGTCTCCAACTGCATACGACGTTTGACCAGTACCACCTTTTGCGGCTGTAATTGTGCCCAAACCAGGCGTCAAGTTGGCCACAGATACTTTGACCGTGGCACTGCTTTGAACAATTGGCAAAACCTCTGTCCCTACAACTGTAGCTGCGGAGGTTAGCGCGGAAATTTTGCTGTTGGACATGATTAGTTATACATGACTTCAATAGAAGATGTATACGGCGGTGCTGTTGAGAATGTCACAGTTGTGCTTGACACGGTGTAGGAGTTTTTCTGTTGATACACGCCATTAATATATACAAACGTGAAATTTTCACCCAATGATGCGTTACTTAACGTAAACACAGTTTGTGACCCAGTTCCCGTAAAATTTTGAACTTGGAATTCTGCTGCACCAATACCAGAAATATTGTCGTAAGTCGCGATAAGCACATCTGTTGATGTGTATAGCATAAATTTATACGGGGACGCCAATATCCATATTTCACCGCCAGGCACACGCCCTGCGGAGTCTAAAATAATTGGGTTAGTATGCGCTGTGTTGCCGCTAGAAGATGTATAGCTTGTTTTTGGTGTGGTTGTCCCCGCTGCATAGGTATACAGCTTACCCCCAGACAAAATCACGCCGCTGTTGGTAAAGAACTGGGCCGCAGCGCCGCCCACAGGGGAGAGAAAGACGGCCATGATTAACCTTTATTCATAAATGACGGTCATTGAGACATCGCCTGAAATAACGACGTATAGACCTTTGCTAAATGCAATGCCGCCAATGTCACCGCTAAACAACTGAACGGAAGCATCAGTGGCCGTGAATTGATGGATGATTTCTGGGTCAAGATTACTTGCCGTGGCCGAATCATAAATCGTAACTCGCGGCGTGGTCGCTGCGGAGCTGATAAAAAGGCCATGAATCTTGCCAAACCCTACTTTGACTTGGGTAGTTGCCGTGATTTGTTTGTATAAAGACATGGCGGTTACTCGTAAAAGATGGTGCAGTTGACCGTTGTGCCGCCTTTGTCAATCCACAGACCTCGGCTGAAATAAATGCCTCCGTCATCGCCGCTTAACAAATACATGGTGTTACCTGACGGCGTAAATACCGCAAGAATTACAGGGTCACCAGTGCTGGCTGTAGCGGTGTCGTACACGGTTAAGGTGGGCGAGCCGGTTGCGGTGCTTACAAAGATGCCTTTGAGCTTGCCACCCCCAACTTTGACTTGTACGTCAGCGTTGTTGTTGTGCAAATAAAGAGCCATGGTGTGTCCTTAAGCTAAAAAGCGAAGTTTGTACAGGGTTCTGAGATAAATTTCAATGATGTTGTCAATTAGCTGTTGCAACGACATATCGGTTTTATCCACCACCTCATACCGAGCGTCTTCAATCTGTTTGAGCGAGTCTTCCAAAAACTCAATGATGTTAGCCGTCTTCTTGGCCGAATGCAAAGTAATTGGCCCCATCAAACCATGCCGGCCTTGGTAGGACTCAGCAAAATCATCAGCCGCGTCAATGATTCGGTCGTAGAAGATGTTAAGCGCCACATGCTTGGAATAGCTGCGGGTGTTCAAGTGAACGCTGTGCGTCACATCTCGGGCCAAGAACAGCAACCCTACAAAATCACACGCTTTCATTGTGGCATCCCTTGTTGTTGAGGTGCATATTCAGCAGACTCAGGCATCATCTCATTCTGCTCCCGGCCAGGCATCTCGCCCACCAAGTCACCAGATGTGATCATGCCATGGACTGTGCCCATAACTATATCTTGAATTTGCTCAGGCGACATGCTGGCTTGCACCGTAGCAATGCGCTTGGTCTCGGCTTCGTATGCCTTGACTTGGGCTTCAAAATCTTTGCGCTCTTGCTCTTGCATCTCAATGGATTTGCCCACGTTTTTAATCATCGTGTGCATTTGCTCCATCTCTTGGCCCATGGCCTGCATCTGTTGCTGTGCAGCTTGCAAGGCTGGATTGTCCTCGCCATCAGACATAAACTTGGGGTCAATGGTCTTGGCAAAACGCTTGGACATTTCTTGGGCGCCTGGCCAATCCATGTTCTTAACAAATAGGTCACCGGCCACAGCCCACAGTTGAGGATTTCCTTGCAACAGTTGTGCCATTGCTTCCAATGCCTCTTGACGTTTGGTCGCGTAGCCTGGGCCAGTGATTGCCACCACGTCGTACTTGCCGACGCCGGGGTTGTAAATTTTCTCCATCACAATCCCGCGCTCATCAACGATCTTGTTGACGGGTTGGTCTTGCTCGGGGTTGATCTTGACCATCTTGGTCTCGCCATCTTCACCGATGATGCGAGCGATGCGTTGGGTGTCGTAAATCTTGGGAATCAAGTCCACCAATTGGCGGGCCACATGGCGCACGCCGCGAGCCAAATTGTCGCCGTAGTGGTAGGTGCCCACATCGCCTTCGCGTTGGCGCGCTAGAATGGCTTTGCCGCTGCGCTCATTGGAACCCATTCCCAAAGATGCGTTGTATTGGCCTGTGGTGCTCTTGATGTCTTCAGACGCCCCCGCTTTGGCCTGCAATAGGCCGCTGGAGGCCATTGGAGGCTGTGCCCGCTGGGGTAGTGGCAACATGCCGCCTTGGCCGTCTGTAACGTCTGGATTGACCTCCAAATACGGCCAATTCTGCGTGTTGGCGGTCTTCCACTGGGTCTCATACCCTTCAAACTGCCCGCCGTAGCCAATGAATGGGGCTTTGGGGGCCAAAGCAAGCATTTCAGCTTCTTGGCTAACCCAATAATTATACATACGCTGAGCATCTTTAGCATTTCGTACTAATCCCGACACGTACAAGCGACCATCGACCTCAAATTCGTTGCCCACGATGCGAATCACGGGAATGTACTTGCCGGCCCACTCGCGCTCTTCAAGGATTTCGTATCCGTTGATTTTGCAGTATTTGACCTTTGCTCGGTCAGCCTCGCGTGACTTCTTGGGCTTGCCGTAGATTGCCCGCAGTTGCTTGTCCTCGGGCGTACCCTCAAACGCCGTGGCGTTGCCGGGGTACAGGTTCAGCGTCGTGCGGTCAAAATCAATGTAATAGTAATCCGCGATGCGAATCGTGTCCTCATTGAGCCAGTTGCTGATCGACTGATCGCCCACACCCAACGACTGCAAGGTGGTGATGGGCGATGCGTCTGGGTACATCCGCTCAAACTCGGCCTTGGTTACGTCTTCAGTGACAAAGCACCATTTGGCATCCGCGCCAGTCGGGTCTTGAATAGTTGGATCCATGTAGACCGAAAAGGAGTTGCGCACGCGGCCAATTTTGATGTCTTGGTCAAACGTGTTGTCGTCGCAATACTCGGTCAGCAGGCGAAGGTAACCTTCGCCGTAAGAAACTTGGTTCTCGCAGGCAGTGTCGTAAGCCACATCGGCGTCGCTGATGTACTCAATGTGCCGAATCATGCCATTGAAGATGTCGGCCACTTCCACGTCGGCGTTGTCGTCAACTGGAATGACCTTGGCCCCAGGCCGGTTCTGGCGCTGGTCGTTGGTGACTTGGCGCACATGCTGGGGCAGCTTATTGATCGTGAGACACGGGCGGGCGTTGATCGTTTGGCCCTGCACTGCACCACGGGTGGCCAGCACATCAGCGGGCCACTGCCAATGGTTGTCAGGCGAGCCGGCGTAAAAGCGCAGGTCGTCGATCTCATCTTCGCGGCTTTCTGAGAGCGCGGACACCGCCAGATCAAGCCTGGCACGGGCTGTGGCCAGGATGTCGGACGCGCTTTTCTTTGGTTTACCGCCTTCGGCCACTGCGCCAGCAGCCGCAATGCCTGTGTAGTCTGCCATTACTTGATCTTGCTAAGGACTTTGTTCACCGTTGCCTTGACATTGTTGCCCGATGGAATCGTGGCATTGCAATTGGCAGTGGGTGAACGGGTCTCTTTGTTGCGGTCAGGCATACCGCCGCCAGACATTTTGGGTTCGCGGCTGTTAAGTTTGGCGATGGGAGCAAGGGTCTTCATTTCTTTCCTTTCGGGGCGGCACGTTTGACTGCATACGCAATTGCCACGGCCTGCTTAACGGGCTTGCCCGCTTTTACTTCGGCCTTGACGTTTTTGCGGAATGCTTCGGGGGATTTAGACTTAACAAGTGGCATGTTACTTCTTCTTTGCAGTTTTGGCTGAATCTTTGAAGTCTTTGGCAGTCGGCGCTGCCTTGCTGCCAACTTTGTTCATTTTCTCGCCAGAGCCCGCTTTTATGCGCGCCTGTTTTGCGTGGATATTACTATACAAGCCAGGTTTCATGCGCCCATCCATCCTGTAGACACTGCGCTACCGTAGCTTCTGGCGGTGCGCTTGGGTTCAGCATACTCACGATGTGCCACTGGAAAGGCAAATGTGACGCATATAGCGTCAGCAGCGTCGGGCGAGGCAAGACCGCGAGCTTTCATTTCTTTTTTGCTTTCCAAGAAGATTGTTCCCCGTGAATCAGGCTTCATCATAGGCGAAATTAAGTCCGTCTTCAAGAACCTGTCGCTAGGGATACTAGCAGATTTCAGCCATTCTCGCATATCTCCCCACATCTGCGCGCGCATATTACCGTACATGATTGGGTTT